GCTGATAGATTAACTGAAGCAGAAATAATAAGTCAATTTGGTGCAGCAGTATTAGTAGATGGTGGTGGTATTAATTGCAGACATAAATGGGAGATAGCAAGTGAAGAAGGCACTAAATTCCATGAAGGCAAACAAGCACAGCAAGTAATACAGAACAAAATAGTTGCTCCTAAACCTAAAATACCAAAAGGATTTAATGTCAAATATTCAGGTAGTGAAGCATCATTAAAGAAATCATTTAATGATAAAATAGATGATTTTTCTAAAGGTAAGACAGTTACATTGTATCATGGTTCAAATAGAAAATTTGATAAATTTAGAATTGCAAAGTCAAGGTCAGATGCAAATGCACAATTTCAAGGTGATGGAATATTTTTCACAACAGATAGAATGGTAGCAGCAAAATATGCAACTGCATCAAGAAATGCAAATTTTGAATTTGGTATAATTAAAGAATTAAAAAGAAAAAATAAGAATGTAGGAGAAATAGCAGAAAGATTGTATTACAAGGGAGATTCTATATGGCAAGATAAAGATACTTTAAGATTGGTAAATTTAGTTGAAGATAGTGGTGTAGATGCTAATGATATTGCAGATTTAGTTGAATGGATAGCAGGTTCAAAAACAGAAATGTCAGGTGGAGGAGGAACTGCAATGACAATGTTTAGCAATTCTACATTATCTGTTCCAAATCATATAGTAGAAATAGCAAGAAAATTTGGTGTTAAAAAAAATCTTTTAGAACCTACTATATATGAAGTAAAAGTAACTGGTAAAAATATATTGGTTACATCATCACAACAAAAAGCCAAATCTGCATTTAACAATGGATATGATGCTGTAATATATACAGGAAGTGGAACTGTTGATGATGTTGCTGAAATTATAATATATAATGAAGATAATGTTAGTATATTAAACAAATCAATAATAGAGAGAGTTACAGTTGAAGAAGGTTGGGATGGTTTATAAATAATGCTTGATGCTAAATTCTTTTTAAAAGTAGGTCCTAATGTTAGAGATTTATATAGAAAGCATATATTTACTGATGGAAAACATGACCACACAGAACCATTTAAAGGTGATAAAGGTATTAGATATGAAGAAATAGAGGACACAGATGCTTAAAAATCCTGATACATTTTTTAGAAGATTAGGTGCTAATGTAAGAGATAGATATAGAAAACATATCTTCCAAGATGCTAGAGATGTATTTGGTAAACCATTTAAAGGGTATTCTACTTATGGTTCAAAATGGGTTACCATGAATGTTAAAAAATCTTTTAAAAAATCAGCACCTAAAGCAGGTTATTCATATAGTCAAGCAAAAAAAGGAAAAATGTTTCCAAGACAGGCAGACAAATATGCTAATAGCAAAGCACCTGTATTAACATCTGACTTATTAAGAGATTTTTCATTAGTAAGAACATCAGCAGGTGGCTTTGAAATAGGTTGGGTAACTCATGGTGCAAAGATTAAATGGTTAAAGAAAAGAGGTAGAGTGCTAACAGATTCTAAACAAGCATTTCCAAAAGGTATAGTTGAATACATGAGTAAAGAATTAACAAAACAATACAAAAAAGAAAACCCAAATAAAACTACAATACATAACTTGGGTAAAAAATAAATGTATTATTTTAATAAAAACAAATTATATTACACAAAAGATTTCTTAAACAATACTGACAAAACAGGAGATAAATGATGGAAAAGGAAAGCACTCAAACTAACAATGAACAAACATTGTCAACAAATGACAGCACAGAAGCTGTTGATAAAAATGTACCTTATGATAGATTCTCTGAAGTAAATACTCAAAAGAATGATGCTTTAAAGCAAGTAGAATCTTTACAGGCTCAATTAGATAAAATGAATCAGGCAAATAAAACCAAGCAAGAAGAAGAACTTGCTAAACAAGGTGAATATAAACAGTTGCTTGATAATACTAAAAAAGAGTTAGAAGGATTTAAAACTAAAGCAGAACAATGGGATTCATATCAAACAAATAGAAGAACATCTTTAATGGAAAAATTGACAGATGATTCTGATAAAGATATAGCAGAAGGTTTGAGTTTAGATAAACTGGAAAAATATGTAGATAAGGTTGTAGTTAAAAATGCTCCTTCAACTTCACAAGCTAGAGCAGGAAGTGCTAAAGCAGGTGATTTTGGTGGCTATGGTTCATATACAGAATGGGCAACTAAAGACCCAAAAGGATATGAAGAAGCAAAGAAAACTTCTACTAATACAGGAATAACAATAGGTTGGAGTGACTAAAAAACATTCAAAAATATTAGGTGTTGATTATGACCCAACTAATGATATGAAGTTGAAGCCTAAAGAAGATGGTGATGTTGATGTTGATTATAAAGGTGGAAAGATGACATTTGATGAATATATTGATGAAATGGAATCTAGGACTACAAGGCATCAAGATGGAAAATCACTTACAACAAGTTCTTTGGGAGTATTTGCAGGGTTTGGTAAAGGAACATTAAAAAGACCTTATAAAGAATAATTAAACACTTTGAAAATGAAGGCTTTAAAGCAGTTGAAACAAAGTAAAATATATGAGGAAGTATTATGGCAGATGCAGTAAGTGATACAGGTGCTAGTAGAGTAAAAGGTGGTTTAGGATTAATAGTAGGTGATGCAGTAGTAGCATTTAACAAATCAAATGTTATGCTACCATTAGTAACATCTAAACAAGCAGTAAAAGGTGCAATCACAGTACAATTTGTAGATTATACAAAAATAGGTGCAAGTGATGTTGGTGCAGCAACAGATGGTAATGATTACACAACAATGACATCTATTGATACTGCTGCAAGACAATGCACAGTTAGTGAGCATGTTATAAGAACAGATGTATCTGATTTAGCAGCAATGGGTAGTGCTGAAGATTATACAGGAAATGTTGGACAGGTTCTAGGTAATGCAGTAGCAGCTAAATTAGATGATGATTTAGTAGAGCTTGGAAAAGGTTTCTCACAAACAGAATGTGGTGCTGGAAGCACTTTAGCATTATCACATTTGTTTGGTTCAATGAGGCAGTTAAGAGCAGCAGGTGGTCCATTCCCTTATAATTTGGTATTATCACCAAAGCAGGTTTGGGGTTCTAAAGGCTTAATTGCTTTAACTAATAATACTGCTTTAGATACAGCAGGTTCATCTACAACTGATACTGCAACAGCAAGACCACTTGGATTATTAGGTAATCAAGGTCAAGAAGCATTAAGTACAGGCTTTATTGGTTCAATAGCAGGTTTTGATTGTTATTGGTCAGACCAAATTGATGAAGATGTATCTTCAGGTGGTGATGCAGCAGGATTTGCATTTAGTAAAGGTGCAATAGGTTGTGCTGTTGGTCCACAAGGATTGATAAGAATAGAAACAGAAAGAAATGCTTCACACAGAACAACTGAATATGTTGCAACAGGGTTTTGGGGTGAGGTAGAAATACATGATGGATTTGGTGTATATATTCTATCTGATGTATCTTAATTAATAATAAGCAATGCAATAAGGGTGTAGGCAACTGCACCCTTATTATAACTGGAGAATAAATGGAAAGATTTTTTAAAAAAGCAAGTGGTACAATAATTAAAGTTCATAAGCATCATGACATAGAAAGTTTAAAAGCTAGATTTACTGAATGTGATGCACATGGAAAAGAGTTGGTAGTAGAAAAATCAAAGCCAAAAAAGAAGGCTGATAAAAAGAAGGCAGGTAAATAATGGCAATAGTAGCAAAAAGTTTTATACATAATGATAATAAATTAGTTGGTGCTTCAGGTGATGCAGATGGCATTTTACCTGAAGATGTACAAGATTGGATTACTGCAAATGGTGGTACTGTTGATGGCACTTCTAATTTAAATGTAACTTGCTGTCCTTATGGCAATAACCAAATATTTACTCTTATTGTTATTGACAATAATGCTTAATATTAATTATGAACTATTTAATAGAACAAATTAAACAGCATGAAGGCTTTAGAGATAAAGTATATAAATGCAAATTAGGATATGATACTATTGGCTATGGTTTTGCTATAAAGGATTTAGTATTAGATAAAGATATAGCAGAGCAAATACTAATGAGAAAAGTATATGAGTTAGTTTGCAGAATACAAAATAAGTTTGATTGGTTTGATAAGCTACCACAAGAAGCACAAGATGTAGTAGCTAACATGTGTTATCAATTAGGTGTTACAGGCTTTTCAAAGTTTAAAAAAACAATAGCATTATTAAAGGCACATAAGTTTAAAAAAGCAAGTGTTGAAATGCTAGATAGTAAATGGGCTTTGCAAACTCCTAATAGAGCAGAAGAATTAAGCCACATATTAAGGAATTTAGGTGAATAAAAAGGTTGATGAATATAGAGATAGTGTAATTACACATCTTGAGTATTTGAGGGAAAAAATAGATAAGGTGGAAAAGCATTTAGATAGGTTAAATGGCAGAGTGAGAACCAATGAAAGAAATATATACTGGATATTTGGTTTAGGTGTTGGCATTACTTCCTTACTATCAACTTTTATTTATCTTAAATAGATGTATTGTCCAACATGTTATTCAGGCAATTTAATTAAATGTGGTTGGGATAGTGGTAAGCAAAGGTATCAATGCAAAAAATGCAAACATAAAAGTGCTTTTCCTATTGAAGATATTGGGCTAATAAAAGAGAATGTAAAGTTAGCAAAGCAGAAACAGAACTACCAAGATTTAAATAGGATAGAAAGAAAAGCATTTAGAGAGCATGTAAGAGTTGAAAATGCTGTTGCAAGATACTCTGAAAAGTTGTTAAAGATTTTTGAAAGATATAAATTAAGTGAACTTACAATAAAGCATAAAGAAGATTCAAGTGCAGTAGGTGTAATACAATTTAGTGATGTGCATTTTAATGAACTTGTTAATCTTGAACACAATAAATATGATTTTAGTATTGCTTCAGCTAGATGCAAACACTTTGTAACTAAAGCAATTAAATATTTTAAGGCTTTTGGAATAACAAATGTTCTTATGGTGCAATCAGGAGATTTACTTAATTCAGATAGAAGGTTAGATGAACTTTTATCTATGGCTACAAATAGAGCAAAGGCTACATTTCTAGCAGTTGATATTATGCAACAGGTAATACTTCACTTAAATAAAGAATTTAATGTATCTGTTTGTATGGTAACAGGAAATGAAAGCAGAGTTAAAAAAGATTGGGGTTGGTCACCCATGATAGCATCAGACAATTATGACTATACTATATTTCAAACATTAAGATACATTTTTAAAGATTCAACTATAAATTTTATAGATGGTGACCCTACTGAAGTTGTAGTAGAAGTTGCAGGACAAAATTTATTAGTGTTACATGGCAATGGTGCAATTAAAAGAACAGGTATAGAATCATCTATTAATCAAATGATTGGTAGATACAAGATGAGAGGTACAAAAATAGATTATGTTATATTTGGACATGTACATTCAGCAAGAGTTGGTGATAATTATTCAAGGAGTAGTAGCATGGTAGGTGCAAATGATTATAGTGAAAAGGCATTAAATCTAGCAGGTAGAGCATCACAGAATTGCTATATATTTTATAAGAATGGCAATAGAGATGGGATTAAAATTGATTTACAAAACTATACAACTGGTTATGATATTGACAAATCACTTGAATCCTATAATGCTAAGTCAAGTGATAAGATTAATAATGGAACAACTATATTTAAGGTAGTAGTATGAAAATTGGTGATAAATTACTGAAATTAGGCTATATTAATAAAAAGCAATTAACAAGTGCCTTAAAGAAACAATCTAAAGAAAAAATACTATATAATAAAGATTTACAGCTAGGTAAGATTTTATTAGATAAAGAATTTTTAAGTTTAGATGAATTAACAGAAGCATTGAGTACAACTATTGAAGAAGAAGTTAAAGAAGTTAAACAGGAGGTGGCTATGCCAACAGAAATAGGTGAGGGAAGCAAGTTTACATTTGATTTAAAGTTTATAATAACTATTGGTGCTGTATTAGTATCAGGTGCAGGTATTTATTTTACTATGGAAAATAGTATTAATGATTTAAAGTCAGCAGATAGTCCTAGTAGATTAGAATACAATGTTTTATTAAATGAAATAACAAGTATTAAGAATGCAGGTAATTTAGATGTTATTACATATAAGTTAGAAGAATATGATGATACATTTAAAGAATTAAAATCTTTATCATCTACATTAACACCTTTAGCATCTGATTTAGATTACTTAAAAAAAGAAATAAATAATTTAAAGAATAAAGAAATTGAAATACCTGTTGTAGATTTATCTAGTTTAGAAAATAAAATACTAGAGTTATCCACAACTGTTAATAACATGTCAACAACTATAAATGAATACAAAGATAAAGTAGATAAACTAGAGAAAGTGGAGGGCAGATTTTAAATGAAGGACTTTATAAATGAACAAGCATCAAAAAGAGGATTGGTTGGAATTATTTGCCTTATGGTTGGATATGGCAGTTTTATTTATGGTGGCTTTATTAGTAATTCAACTTTGTATTTTGGGTTACAATCTAATACAGCTATTGTTGAAGGATATGATGATAATTTAGATAATGATTTTAGATACAATATAGGATTAAGGAAGATTGCATTATTTCCTTATCAAGATAGAAGTGATTTTTATAAAGGTGATGAAAATGAATTAAGTGATAATGCAATACTAGGTGCTGTTAATAATTGGGAATATCTATTTAATTTTAGCAGTTCTAGGAATCAAGGAATAGAATTTATTGACCAAGAATATTGGTTAAAGTGGAGCAATAATTGGTTTGTAACAAAAGCCAAATATATTAATAAAGAAAGTAGAGATTTAGAGTTTTTTGATTTTGATACTAGGTTTAGATTAAACCTAAATAAAGTTAATTTTACAGTAGGTGGTGCTATTAAAATGCACCCTACTTATGGTCACCCACCAATAGAAGATTATTTTGGAACATGGTGGGAGTTGGCTTATGAATATGGATATACAGATTTCATGATACCCTTGCATGATTTAAATGATAATGGCATTATAGATGATTACTATGTATGGATAGAAACAGACCCTGTAACAGAAGAAGGTTACTGGATTTATTACTATGAAGGAATTAATTATTATTGGGAGAATCCTGATGGACAATATGTAGCAGGAAGTGATGAAGAATTTTACCAATATCATTATCCACATGTAGTACACATGTACAATGAAGATAATAAAATAGAAGAATGGCAGGGTGAAGCTGCAATAGTTGTAGGTATTGATGTATTACTTGGGAATGAAAATTATTATTCTCATATTTGGATTAATGCTTTTCCTGAAACTGTTGGTTTGACAGATAAGGCATATACAGGAAATGACATGCAATATGATTTGGGAGCATTGATTGGTGCAAAATTATCAAATCATGTTGGGGTGTTCTTGGAGGGTAGTTACCTAAACTATTATGGAAAAAATGAATACACATTAGAAACAGGTATTAATTATAAATTCTAATGGCTGTTGATAAGGACATATTAAAGTTAAAAAAAGAAATTAAAGAACTCAAAAAAGATTTACAATCTATAAAGAAAGAGTTTCAGATTGTAAGTGTGAGTAATCAAGAAATGAAAGCATTTTTTGAGAATATATATGAAATTACAACAATAATCAATGAGGAGAATGACAATGACAGAATGGCTAATTAATAACTGGGAATATGCTTTAGTGGGTTTTTATGCACTAGAAAAAATAGTTTTATTATCACCTACTAAATATGATGATATGCTATGGAGCATGTTTGTTAAACCTATGTTTAATAAGTTATCAGGAAAGAAGTAGATTGAATTTAAAGGATATAAGAAAATATTTATCTAATATCTTTGAAGGAAAAAGAAAGAATGCAGTATCACTACCAAATGATACTGCTCTTTCTACTAATTTGAAAAAATTAAAAATAGGTGAAGAAGATACACCTGTTGAAATATCAACATCAGAAGTTAGAGTTAATGGTACTATAAATGCAGATGCTGTAAATGTTGATGGTTCTGCTGTTGCTACAAAATTAAATGATTTGTCTGATGTATCATATTCTAGTGGTGATTTAACTATAACAGATTTAGATAAGATAGTGGCAGATGATTTTGTAGTTGATTCAGGTGCAAGTGTTGAACTTGATTCACATAGTGGAAATTTTTTAGCAAAAAAAGCAGGAACAGAATTTAGTGCAGCAAATAGTGCTTATGCAGGAATGGTGCTTGGATATACTATGTTAAGAAACACAACTGCTGATGCAGGAGCAGAACTTATATCAATAGGAACAAGTTTTGCAACATTACAGACAGATGCAGGGAATGATGTGAAGGTTACTTTTGTTGCTCCACCAAGTGGCAAAGTTGAAATAGTTTTTTCAGCTTTAGTAGATGCTACTTCTAAAGTTATTTATTTTGCTTTATCTGATAATGCTACATATAATGAATATGATGCAATACAAACCTATGATGCAAAATGTATGACTGTTGATGAAACAGATGAGAATGTTGTAAGTATTAGATGGTATGTTCCACTATTAACAGCAGGTTCATCATATACTTTTTTTATAGGAGCAAAAGTAACCAGTGGTACTTGTAATATTGTTCAAGGCATAAATAGGCTTAATAATTATAGTCCACCTATTATAGTAAAAGCAATAGCATTGCCTAACACAATTTACTCTGGGCAATAAAAATATGTTTATAAAAAGAAATATTATGTTATATTATACACAAAATAAAGGCTTAATTTTATGAGTTTTACAGGCAAATCACCAGCAAATACCTACAAAGATATAACCTATGTTGATAATAGTAATTCAGGAGTTACCACTACTATAAAAAGAATAAAAACAGGTGAAGGCTCTGATACTTCAGCATTAATATCTGATAGAGCATTAAAGGTTTTGCCTTCAACAGATAATGCTTCAGCATTTGAAGTTAATAATGCTTCTAATACAAATAAATTTAGAGTAGATACAACAAATAATTATGTAAAAGCATTAGGACATCAAGTAAATACACAATATGCTAACTTTGGTGTAGCAAGTGGTATTGCTTCTGCTTATGCTGCTAATACACATTATCCTTTAGCATTTTCAGGTAATAATCAATCAGCAACTTTACAAGATAATATGACACTAGGAACAGGTACAGACCCTGCAACATCATTTACAACAGCAGATGGTGCTAATACTGATGCTAGTTTAGTTGTTCCTGTTTTATGGTTTGTTCCTGATAATATAACAATAGACCAAGTAGTATCATTTGAAGGTTGTGATAATGCAACAGGTGGAACAACTAGAATGCACTTAATGAGTTATGATTTAACTTCAGGGAGTACATCTTGTTTAACCAATGGAACATTAATTGCACATAATTCAGATGTAACTAATGCAGGAAGTGAGCAAGTATATCAATCAACTTGGACAGTTGATAGTGCTAATGTATCAGGAGATAAAGTTTTAATAGCAACATTTTTAACAACAGATGTTACTGGTGATTATTCAGTAAGTGTCAATGTAAAATACCATTTAAGATAGGAGAAATATGGCAAAGAAATTAAAAGTAGATTTAAATTTACAGGGTGATGCAGTATATAGTTGCAGTTCAACTAAAGGCTATGCAGACCAATTCACAATTAATCAACAAGTAACTAATGCAGATACTTTTACAGATTTAATATCAACAAGTAAAGACCCTGCTGCTGCTTCAATATATTCAGCAAAAGCATTACTAATAAAAAATACAGGAAGTATTGCAGCAGAAATATTAATTAAAGTTAATGATTGGAAAAATAGTAGCAATATAGATGCAGGAAATTCTGTTGATGTTGGTGGTGGTGGTGCAACTGTATTTAGGTTTTGGAGTTTTGTTTTACCAGCTAATGATTTTATATTTTTACCTAATTCAAAAATTGTTTCATATAGTCCTTCAGCAGCAGGAACTTTTGAATCTGCTGCACTTGCTTCAACAGGAACATTTGCAGTAGAACCAAAAGATGTTAATAGTGGAAATGAATATAACCCTGTAACAGACCCTTCTGATGATTCTGCTGAACTTGTTAATGATGGCAGTATTGCAGCTGCTGATACAACTATAACTGTTGATGATGGTAGTTACTTTTTAGCAGGAGATAAATTGAGATTAAGTGCTGAAATTGTAAGGGTTGTATCTGTATCAGGTCAAGTACTAACAGTAGAAAGAGGTTTAGATGGAAGCACAGCAGCAGCAGAAGCAGATGATAGTGCTATTAATTGGGCTTTCCATAATGAGCATTTAAGATATGATGTAGGCAAATGTATTACTACAACAGGTGGAAGATTTAAACAATCAGGTGGGTTCTTTGGACAATCATGCAGAACATCAACAGGAGCAGTAGATGGTTTGGTTGCAGGTTCAGTTGCTATTGGTCCTTTTTATAGTGAAGGTGGCTATTTAGATTGGGGATTATCAGGCATTAGACCTTCAACAGATACAGGACTAACAGCAGGTACTACTTATGCTTTTGATTTAGTTTTAGATGAATATCATGCAAGTGGCAAGGGTTCAACTGATACAGAAGCAACAATATCCTTTACTGTTGATTCTAGTGATACAACATTTGCATCAGGTTCTAATTCAGTATTACCTAAAATACAAGCAGCCATTAATGATACATTTAGATTTGTAGATGGGAACTTTGGAACAACAACTAATTTACAAAAAAATAGAGGTGCTACAATATCATTAGTAAATGGTGATGTAAGGATAAGGTCTAAATCTAATCATAGTGAAACTATTGTAGGAATAGCAGCACCTGCTTCAGGTACTACACCATTTGGTGTTGGAAGATTTCCTGCTGTATCAAGTGATGTACCACAAGTATTAGGTAGTTTAGCAGGTTCAGGCACAAGTGGATTAATGTATGGCAGAGTAGCAACTAAAGCACCTGAAACAATTATAGACAAAGTAACAGGAAAAGAAACTATTAATTATAATGCTTTCTTGTTAGATGATGGTAATGGAAACTTATTACATAATGGCAATAGAGCAGGGAGTATAGATTATACTACTGGGCATTGCAGTTTTACACATTTACCATCAGCAGAATTTAAATTCTATGGACAATCATTATCTGCACATGCAGGTGGCACAAAATTTATAGCAACAGCAAATAATGCAATACAATCTATAAGTGCTAGAAGCATTAACCCTAAAGATAATGCACAAATACAATTAGTGGTAATGAATTAAGGAGTAATAGATGGCAACAGATTTTAAATATTGTGGTATATCAGTATTAACAAGATATGTTAATAAGATTTCAGATTATGATAAAAAGTTGCAATTATTTAATCCTAGTACAAATAGCAATTTGCATACATTTCATGATACAGGACATGTTGATACCTTGTTTATAAATGGAGAAGAACAAGCAACAGCAAATACTGATACACCTAATGCTAATGGTGAGTGGTGGTATATTGAAGCTACAAATAAAGTAGAATATTATAATGATGGCTATACATCAACTACTATCAATGAACAAATATTTGAAGCAGGTGAAGATTTTAATAGTTATTTATCACAAGAATTAATAAATGCTTCTTTAGAATTTCATAATTATATAGATTCAAGATATTCTACACCTTTAGAAAAATCAAAACAAATTGATACAAATACAGCAGCAGCTTCAGTAGCAGAAGAATATGACCCTTTAATTGTTAAAATAGTTTGTTATATATGTGCTAGTAATGTTATAAGAGCAAAAGAGCCTGAAAATGAAATGTCTGATTATTATATGAATTTAGTAACTAATCCTGAAAGAACAGGTTTAGTAGATAAGTTAAATGATGGTATATATAAACTATCACATGAAGTAGATGCTAATGATAAAAAAGGTTCAATAAGGCATAGAAATTTATCAGGAAGTATGGATATAGTAGAACTAGCAGGTCAATACTATGGTGAAAATTATGATTTATTAAAAGTTGAAGTTGAAGCCACAGGTGCTTATGGTACAGGTACATTTAAAGTACATTATTTTTCTGATGATAAATTATTTGGTGCTACATCAAGTGCAGAAAAAATAACTGGTGGATTACAACACATACATAATGGTTTATATGGTAGATTTCAAGGAGCAAGTGCAACTGATGGTGATATATGGGAGATAGAAGTTTATGGCAGCCATAGAAAGCAAACTAATAAATCTAGTAAAAGCATAGAATTAAGTAGAAGGTAATGGCAGTAACATACACCAATACATGGAAAAATCTACTAACAGCATTAATGAGCAAGATTAAAGCAGAAATGAAATGTCCAGTATTTAGTGACTTTGATGAATCAAATAATGCTAATCAATTTGTTAGATTAGTACCTAGAGGTTCTACATTAGTGGAATTAGCCACTTTTTTAGAAGTTAGGGAGTTTGATATAGGTGTTCAATATTTCTTTGCAAAAAGAGATAATAAGAAATTTCAGAATTATGTATTAAATCAAGTATCTATTTTAGAAGCATTGGTACATGATAACATAACTTTAACATTAGCAGATTCTACTAAACTTGTAAATGTTAGTTTAGATGATTTAGAACTAAATGTAGAGTTAGATGGTTTTGAGGATTATTTTATAGCAGAGTGGACTTTAACAGGTACACACTATGGCAATGCAGCATAAAGGAGGAGCATGAAGATTAAAGCTAGAAATGAAAAACTTAATAATTTTAATGTTATGAATGTGCCTTGTTCATCAAGGGAATTTTCTGATTTGAGAGATGGCAAAGAAATTATTTTAGAAGAAAAAGTAGCAAACAAGATGTTGGCTATGGGATTGGTAAAAAAAGTAAATACAAAACAAACTAAAAAAGGAAAAGGAGATAAATAATGGCTATAAGTCAAACAGTTATTCCTATTAGTGATGTTAAATTGGGTATCAAAGGTGAATCAGCATTTGGAACATTATTAGATAGTGATGGAACAAATACAACTGCATTTAGGCAGCTACCTGTTGTCCAAGCAACAAAGCCAACATTTAATATTACAAGGGAATCAAGATTATTAAGTGGTAGAGGAACAGTTAAAAATGCAGCAGATACAATAATAACAAATAAAAATGGTACTGTAACATGTCCATTTGATTTTATTGCTACACCTGAATTATTATTACAGCATTTAGTTTTAGTAACACAAACTTATAATGCAGATGGTTCTAATGTTTATACAGTAGAAGTAGATGGTTCAAACAATAATACACATATTGGTGGTGCTATTTCAAGTGGGTTGCCACATTCAGTAAACCTAGCATATTTTCCTGCTGCTTCACAAGGAATCTGTGTGCCAGGTTGTGTTGTTTCAGATATGGCAATTAGTGCTGACTATGGAACTAATGGTGGAAATCTATCTATAAGTGGAAACTATTATAGTGGCTTTTCTAATCTAGTTGCATCAGCAACAGGTAGCAAATTAGAAGATAATTTTACTGGAACTTGGGTTGAACCTGATGCAGGAGTATTTTTTAATCTAGGCAGTTTAAGTACAAAGCAATTAGAGGTTGATGGTGAAAATCAAGATATGATTGTAAAAGGCTTTAATTTAAATATTGCTAATGGTGTAAACAGGGTTGGTTCTAATAGTGAGGGTGGTGCAGAAGCCTATGCTTTCCCTGAATATACAGTAACAGGTGATATTACAATTAAATATGATACTGAATTTGGTTTAGCAGCAGCAACTAATGTAGTGCAATCATTTATGGATGGCAATACTTGTACACTTGCATTAAAATTTGGTGATGGTACTGTATCTAGTGTAAGTGAAATGAATATACTTGCAGAAGTACAATATACAGGTGACCCTACACAAGATATTAGTGAAAGTGGAATATTTTGGACAATACCTTTTGAGTGTGTTCAAAATAGTTCTACTGAAGCACTTAAAATATCATTGTTTAGTGATACTGCTATTGCTTCAATGTAAGAGTTAGTTAAGGGTTTAATAACCCTTATAAAAGAGTGTAAGATATATATAAAGATAAATATAAAGATGAGGATAAGGATATGAAAGTTAAAATAGTAAGTGAAGATAAAAAGTTCAAACCTTTTGAAATTGAGTTAAAAGATGTAAATATGGATGAGAGAGAAGAAATCAATAATATGATTTTTGATACTCAAAAAGATAAAAACTTTTCTTGGTTTTTAAAGGTTATAGAACTTGGTACTAATTATAGCAGGGATGACCTGAACAAATATAGCAATGATGAATTGTTTGCAATATCAGGTAAAGTTATAGAGAGTGCCAATAAAAAAAAATAGAAAAAATAATTTTTGACATCAATATATGGGTGTCAATCAAAGGTTTAAAGAATGAAGGTTATAATGGGTTTGATTATCCATATCAAGGCTTGTGTCCTGTAACTGGTAAGCCTAAAACCTTTAATACTATTGAGGATGTATATGAACAATTATTATTATGCAATCAAGAGTTAGAGGATAAAAAAATTACTAATGTATCAGAAACATTATATATTGAACATTTTATGTTTTGTAATACAGAACAACTTATTGACAAAAAAATACAAACAAGAATAAAAGAGTATAATTTCTGTAAAAGTTTTAGTTGTCCTCCATATCCTTCCTTAAAAGAAACACCTGCTAAAGTTATAGATGACTTTTTAGAAATTGAAAGTATAATGAATAGAATAAAATTAGAAACAAGGAAAGAATAATGACTACTTCAAAAAACACTCAAATAATAGAAGCAAAAACCAAAGGATTTAATAAAGCTAAACAAAATATTAAAGGTGTTAATAAATCTTTAGGTGGAATGGCTAAACAAGCAGCTTTAGCAGCAGCAGCTATGTGGGGTGCTAAAAAATTATTAGATGGTATGAAGGCTTCAATTAATTTAGCAGCAGAACAAGAATTAGCAGAAAAGAAACTAGAAGCAGCATTAGGTGGTGTTAGTAAAGAATTAAAGCAATATGCCAGAGAATTACAACAAGTATCAAGATTTGGTGATGAAGTTACTTTAGGTGCTATGGCTATGATTGCTTCATTTGTAAAAGATGAAAAAGCAATTAAAATGGCAACAAAAGCAAGTATGGATTTAGCAGCAGCTAAAGGCATGGATTTAGTAGCAGCAGCAGATTTAGTATCTAAATCTTTAGGTTCATCTACAAATGCTTTATCAAGATATGGTATTGAAGTAACAGGTGCAGTAGGCTCTACTGAAAGATTAGAATCATTAACAAATAATTTAGCAGCAGTTTTTGGTGGACAGGCACAAGAACAAGCAAACACCTATACAGGACAAATTGACCAAATGAATAATGCAATAGGTGATTTAGGAGAAGCTATTGGTGATAAACTTTTACCATTTTTAGAAAAAGCTGCTAATCTTGTTAAATGGACTGCTGAAAAACTAACAGCTCTGGTGGAAAATGCAAGAGCAGCAGGAGATGCTATTTGGGAGTTTTTTGGTGTAGAGGTAGCAAAAGAAGTAGAGGATAGGATTAATAATGCAAGTGGTGCATTTAGAAAAGTAACAGAAACAATATCAACTGGTTCTCAAAAAATTAGAAGTGAAGGGCAATTAAATATAAACAAATTTAATCTATTAGTTGATGCTTTGAAAGAAGTAGTAAAAGAAGAAGGCAATAGAAGTGTTATTATAAACAAAATAAAATCTGAATATGGCACTTATTTAGGAAATATAAATTTAGAAAAAGCCACATTAGAACAAATAGCAGCATTCCAAAAAGATATAACTAATCAAATGACAACAAGATTAAGAGTACAAGTTGGTGAAGAAGAAATTTTAGAAGTAATGAGAGAAGAACAAAAACTAATAAAAGAGATAAATAAGTTGAAAGGGGAGATACATTTAAAAGAGTTAGCAAATTCAATAATAAGAGGTGACAATCTTGACTTTGAGTTGTATCTAAATCAAAAGCAAATTAATGAATTAATAAAAAATGAAGATAAGATAAAAGATTTAAATTATCAAATTGAACAAAAAAATCTGAAGATTGATGCTAATAGAAACAAACAAAAACTATTAATACATCAATTATCAGAACTTGGAATAGAATTTGACAATTTAGAAAGTTCAATAGAAGGTGCAGGAATAAGTTTAGCAGACCTAACTTATAAAGCAATGGGTGGTGCAGACCAATTTAAAGAACTTCTTGCAACACAAAGAGATTTAAGAGATAGTTTTATAGAAGAAGCAGAAGGAGAATCAACACTAGAAGACCAACTACAAGCATATATGGATTTTTATGAAACTAGAAATGAATTAGTAGAAATATCAGAACAAGAACATGCTGATATAATTGCACATTATCAAGGACAAATTAGTGATAGAAACAAAGATGAAATAAAACAAAGAGTTAGTGATACTGTTGCAGGATTGGATGAAATTGGAAACCAATTTAAAGCATTTAAGAAAGTAGCACAGGCAGCAGCAATAGCAGAAACAATATATTCTACTTATTATGCAGCACAAGAAGCATATACAAATTGGATAGAAAGCAAATTACCAATAGACCCTGCAACAAAACAAGCACTAGGTGTTGCAAATGCAGCATTAGCAGTTGGTCAAGGTATGGCTAGAGTAAACCAAATAAGAAAAGCAGCAGTAGGTGCAGATTATATAGCAGATGAGCCACAATTACTAATGGTTGGTGAACAAGGATTAAGAGAAAGAGTACAAGTAACACCTTTAGATGGTGTAAATATAGAAGGTGGAACACAAGGAATAACATTAAATATTCAAGGCAATGTATTAACAGATTCATTTGTTGAAGAATCAATAGTGCCAAGTTTAAGAGAAGCATTAAGACAGGGAGAGGTACTTGCTTAATTTATCAGATAACTTTAAAAATGATATAATATTAACTGGACAAACATTAACACCTGTTGCAGTTATTACAGACCAAAATGATAATATATTATATACATTTTCTACACATAATTTAAAGATAACTAATGTAGATGTAGACCCTATATTAAAAGATGTATCTAAAATAAAAATCAACACAGATTATGATAAAAAAAATATTAAAGCAAATACTTTAAGAGCAAATATTTATAATTATTATGATACTAAAGATAGGCTTACAGATATATTTGATATGGTATCTAAAAGGATTTATTTATTTTACAAATCACCATTAACTAGGACAATTAATTTTACTGATGAAATAAATAATACTGATTGTGCTTTAGTATATAAGGGCAGAATTACAAGAGTAGAACATAATCAACAAATTATTTCCATATTAGCAGAAGATTCTACACAGGCTAAAATTAATAATAAAAGTGTTCCTTATATGACACAAGATAAATTATCTAATGATGTTAAAGATAGAATATTAGAAGAATACAAAGATGATAATATAACTATTCCTATGGTTTTTGGTAGTGTTGATAAAGCACCTGTGTTACCTTATTTAGACAAAAATAATGATAGAGTAATGAATTTGTTATTTGATATACATCCTACAAGTGGACACTTTAAAACATCTAAAATACCTTCAGTAGCAGATAACATTTTACCAATAGATGATAATAACTATTATTTATATATAAAAAGGGATAAAGATTTTATAATATGGAATCATGTTGACAAAACATTTAATTATCAAGATTATACATATTCAAGAGTAAGGGTTCATAACTATCAAGGAAGTACAGACCAATATTTATTAAATCAATTACAAGATGATGCTCCTGAAGATGTTGGTTTATGGGATGTTCATGCTTTTGCAGAAAGACAGGTAGAATCTGCAACAACAGGTGATAACTCTATTTTAGATATTAGAAATTTAATAGTTGGGCAATCAGAGGAATCAGGAGGAAGTTTAGATTATTTAAATAATAATGCTGGATATAAAAAAATATTTTATAGAGCAACAGACCCAATAGCAAATCATGATGTTTCAGAGGGCTATGATACTGATATATCAGGCTTTTGGTTTCAACAAGAAATATATACACAGGCAGACAATAGTGCAGGTGATGGTAGATTTATACTATTAAAGTTAGATAAGGGTGTTAATGATAGGTTGAGGTGTATGAAGCAAGATGGTGTGTTTATAGGCAACACATTTTTATTGTCTAATTTTAAAATAAGATGTGAATGGGATAGTACTATGAACCCACATGATGATTTTTTTGTATTTGGTTTGCCAGCTGAAGTTGAGTATGCAGGATTTCATGTAGCACCAATAGCAATAGATATTTGGAGAGAAAGAGTACCTGAAATATTATCAAGAATTACATCAGAAGGTGACCAAGATTGGGAAGATTTAATATTGCATCTACTTATAGAAACTGAAGAAGATTTAATGAATCATGGGCATCCCTATAATGCAGACCCATTATATGATTATGCACCTGAACCATTTGCTTATCAAAACTCTCCAATAAGAATGCCAACACAAGAAACTACAAAACATAATAGGGAAGCTAAATATTTTTCAGCAAATAATACTGAATCAGGGCATCCAGTTGTAGATACTGATAAACTAAAAAAAATACAGGGATTATATTATGGTGATACAGGAACAGATGAAAGAGTTTTATTACCAGCAGCTAATTCACATGATTATATAGCTATATTTGAATATTATCCTAGAGATTGGCATGATGCAGATTGGCATCACAGACAAAGATTAACAATTAACAATGTAGGGTTTTTGCAATCTGTTCATGCAGAAAACATAAGAGAAGATGAAATATTTGCATCTATTGTTGGTAGAAAATCACATTATTATACAGAAGAAATTTTAGCAGCTCCAACAGGAAACAATACACCAATAGTACCTGAATTAATAGAATTAATTAAAGGTAATGATAATGCTTATCCTGATTTTAATGCTTTAATAGAATCCTACTATGCAACATTGCAAAGAAGTTTAGAGGGATATTATGATGGTGGAAACATAACACTATTAAATTCAGAATTAAATTCAAACTTTTTAGAACTACTGCAACAATCATGGTCAGAGTTTAATAATGAAGATGATTCAGCAATTTATAGGAATTTTGAACTTTATAAAGAATTTATTTATAGTGTAAATAAAAAAATATTTGAAATAATGTATTACATGTATTATAGAAGCAATAGTATGCAATCTTTATTAAATGAAAATGTACCAGAAAGAGAGTATGCTTTAGTTGGAATTTTCTCATCTAATATAGTAAAGGCAGTAACAAAAAGAATGTTAGAATACATATATCAAACTGACATTGATATTGATATACCATTTAGTTTAGAATATGTTAACCCAAATTGGTATATGTCACAATCAGGTGCATGGTGGGCTGCTGATGTTTATTCAAGTGAAGAATTAACTTTAGAATCAATAGATTTAACTGATTCTATCAATTTCCAATATAATTGGGATTTTGAAACAAATGAAGATGGAAATGATTGGATGAACAATTTAGTAACTTTTATAGATGACACTATATATTCAATTAATTATGCTTTATATGATGCTTTATCATCTGAAATAAGCCATGCTTGGCAAATAAATGAAAATAACAATGGTGGCTTTTGGTATGTTACTTATTACCATAATGATGTTAATGAACAAGTACAACAATTTCCACAGCAATTTAGTTGGAGCAATAACCAAAACACAAATGAAATAACAAATACTATATTAGAATCCTTATATATGACATGGAATAGTCTTCAAATTTCTAATGATTTTGCAACAACAACAGATGGAATTATTGAAAAACCATCAGATATAGTTATGAATATAATGTGTTATGAATTAGGATATGGAAGAAGAATAAAAAATCAAGATATTGCAACACAATATAATATTGCTCCTGATTATAACCAATTTGACATGGAATCCATTGAAAAATCAAGAAATGCACATGCTGGGTTTAAAATGGGTTTTGCCATTAATGAACAAATGGATTCTAAAAAATTAATAGAGGGTATATTACAAGAATCTAAATCATACCCAACATTTTCATCAGATGGCAAATTTGGATTAATGACAATAAAAGAATCATATACATTAGAAGATATTGATAGAGAAATAGATATTAATGATGTATTAAAACATAAAATATCAAAAACAAAACAAGAAGATTTAATGACATCTTGCAAAATGATGTATAGGTTTAACAATGGAACAGATAATTATGATATGGAAACTAGTACCTTACACATAGAAGAATTGTTGGTTGATTATACAGGATATGATAGTTATGGAATAACACAAGATGAAGGGCATAAAGATATAAAATTAAGATACCATACTGATATAGATACAGTTAATGAATTTCAAAAATATAAATTATTAAATGAATGCAATGTCCATAATTTAATAGATTTAACATTGCCATTAAGCTATATGGATTTAAATATGGGTGATATTATTCATATACCATTAAACCCAAATCAAAATTCTTATGGAATAGATTTTAGTAAAGTAACTTATTTAAATGGACAGCATGTGTACCCTTTGTTTATGATTATGGGAATAACTATATCAAGTAATTCTGTGCAAATTACAGGCTATCAGTTACATTATCTAGGAACAGATGGTGACCATAAATTTGGTGTAGATTATGATATTGTAGGTTGTACTGAACAAATTAACACTTATGGTTATCAACTATATGATGGTAGTGGCAATACCAGCCATCCATCTAATTATGACCCTATTGCTAATTGGAACTACAATCCACTTGCAACAGTTCATAATAATATTGAAATACCATTTTATGATATAAATGGTGATGGGATTATTAATGTTATAGATATAATAGATGTGGCAAATCATATTTTAGGAGAAGCAGAACTAACAGATTTACAAAAAGAAAGATTAAGCAACATAAATTGGGTTAGACCAGTTGAACCTGATGTAACACATATTACAAAAATGACATATATTATATTGGCACTTTGGAATGATTAAAAATAAAAACAACATAGGCAGAATAAATATTACTGAAACAAATGTTTCAATAGATACTGATATAAATTATAGAGCAATAGAATTGCATTATACAAAAACAATGTCTATTGAAGGATTGATGCCTAGTTATTTTTTAATTAAAAAAAGTGAAAACAAAATATTAATAATAAAATTTCAAGAAAACAATCATATACAAGAAGAATTATTTTCATATATTGGTGAATGTAATATAACAAGAGCATATTTAGTTAATGAAGAACACATATTGCAGGAATTAAGAATTAATAGAGCATCATTAGATAATTATAATTTATTAGAAAATCAAGATTGGGCTACATTAACAAGGAGCTGGGAAGATATAAGTTTTGAAGGTAGAAATAATGATATTAAAAAATTAAATATTAAACACATTAGAGATAAAGAAGCAGGAACACATACAATAGTAAGAGAGCCTGTTAATAAAATACAAAGAGTAGCACAAAAAGATAGATTAAACAACATATTATCAGGACTTAACACCAAAGGTCAAGAATATAGAAAAGCAGCTAATAATCAAGAATATGCAGGTGATTATTATGTTGATTTAAATACAAATGAATTATATACAGATAATGATGAATTACTAAAACCAATAAAAGATATAAAACAAATTAGAAAAGGAAAGCAGTATGGCACAAGGACACCATCAAATAATTACTAAACCAAGATTGTATATGTCTTATCCATTGTATTTATATGCTATGGGTGGATTAGATTTTGTAACAACAGATTCAAGTGAATTAACAAAAGAGGATGTGTATAGGCTTATATCATTAAATCCATCAAAAAAAACAAGCATACCAAATCATACAAATATATTGTATAATTTAATGCCAAAATATGATATGACAGAGAGTGAATATATGGCAGCACCACAGCCACCTATAAATTTTTTATTTGATACTATAAATACTTATGCTATGGTTTTAGGTAGTACAACAACAGGAACACCACATGTTTATCCTTATGGTTTAGGATATTTAGGTAATCCAGATACATCAGGTTTTGGTTTTGAAGGTTTTGGTTTTGAGAATAGTAATTTAAGACCATTTAAAATGTTAGGTCCTCCAACTTATGAATATAATCAAGAAACTGAAGAAGGTGTATGGACTGAAGATGGCACTATTGAACAAGGTGATGTTGAATCTATTATTAATTATCCACCACAATACAAAGGCTTTTCTGCTTGGAGATTAAAATATATGCCAGATTTACCAGAAGGTCCTGATTTGTCAAATATTGACCAAATGTATTGGGATGCCTTTTGGGAGAATTATAATAACTCTTTAATGGATATAGGCTCTTATTACACAAGGCACATGGGATTTGAACTTCCTGCTGGAGATTATGGCAGCCTTCTTTATGGTAAATTTTGGGATTTTCCACAAAATGCAGAATTAAGCCAATCAATGTCTTTTAGCTATGGTAGAAAGCAAAGTAAATCTGTATCAGGTAAAACATTAAGTTCATTACAATATGATAGACCTGATGAATGGGTATCAGGTGAGCCATTTGGACTAGGAAGCACTAAAAACAATCCATATAGAAGGTCAGGAGTAAGAACATGGGATGTAGCATTTACTAGCCTAGAACCAAAACATTTAATGAGCCAAAATATAATGGAAAATTCTTATGGTTATGAAGCACAAGATAATCATTCTACTGTTAATAATAACCTAGACCCTGTTTCTAGCCTTTATAATAGCTTTAATTCAGTAGATTTTCAAAATAATGTAATGAAGTTTACTATGGGTGGACACTTACCAATGGTACTATGCACAGATGCAAATGATACATCACCAAGTAACTGGGCTATTGTAAGAATTAAGCAAGATACACTACAAATAACACAGAAATCACCTAATTTATATAGCTTTAAAATGACTTTAGAAGAACAAATCTAATCCCTCCCTTATCCTCTTACACTCAATGGATTAGGTAAGAAACCCCTTCAGAAATGTTGGGGTTTTTTATTTATTTTATTTTTTTATTGTTTTATATTAATATTATTTTATATATTACTTGTAGTGAAAGTTAACAAACAGGAGAAACATAAAATGGTAAAATTAAATTCAAAAGATATATTTAACAAAAAAGATTGTGATGTGTATTATGACACAACAAATAAAGTAACAACATATATTCCTAAAGGAAAAGATTATAAAGTTCCTTCAAGAAAAAATCAAAATCTAATTAAAATAAACAATTAAACAAAACAGGAGAAACATAAGATGGTAAAATTAAATTCAGTAGGTTCAATATTAGATACAAAAACTTTTAATGTATATCCACAAAATAATGATGGTACACCTGATTTAGATTGTGGTGTGTATGTTTTGGATTGTGATGTAGAATGGGTAAATTCTTTAAGTAAAGAAGATTTACAAACTCTTAATGATATGAATATAATTAATTATAAAAAATAATTAAAAACAAGGGAGGGTGTAAAAACCCTCCCACAAAACAGGAGAAACAAATGGAAATTGGAAAAAAAGTAAATGTGGGAAATAGTAGTTATGGCATGAAAAATGTTGTTATGGAATTAGTTGAAAGAATTGAACACAGATGCAAAGAATCAGAATGTGAAAATCATAAAGCAGAAGAATGTTTAGATTGCCATGATATTGATACTTGGGATTGTAGTGGTTGTAATGATGATGATGCAACAGTTTTTCATCATAAAGTAGGTTACAATTATAGTCCTAAATGTGATGGTTGTGGTGGTGGTTGGAATTAAAATAAAAACAAAATAGGAGAAACAAATGGACAATAAAATTAAACAATTTATTAGAGATTTATACAAAAGTTTACACCTACCTTATAATGCAAGTGATTATGTAGGATATTTAAAAACAGATACAGAATATAAAGCAGTTCAAGATAATTGCATGATTCATATAGACCATGAGTTTAAAAGTTATAGAATAGAACCATTTAAATCAATAAATAGAGGATAAGAAAATGCCAGTAAATATACATGGAAAAGAATACTACACAGTAGTAGAGAGAATGAAAATAATGTTAAAAGATACTAATAAGTATAGCATACATACAGAACTAATTAAATTAGAAGCAGGTATTGTTGTAGTGAAGGCTATTTTAGATACAGAAAGAGGAACTTATACAGGACATGCTATGGAAGAAATAGGTTCTAGCCAAATTAATAAAACTTCAGCACTTGAGAATTGTGAAACATCTGCAATAGGCAGGGCATTATCTAGTGCAGGATATTTTGGTAGTGAGTTTTGTAGTGCTAATGAATTAGAAAATGCTTTAAATCAACAATCTAAACCAGTAAAAAAACCTGATGCAATAGCACAGGCAGAAAAAACATTTGGCAAAGAAAATGTTGTAGCATTTCCTGAAACAGATAATGTTAAAACAATTAATTTTGGTAAGCATAAAGGCAGTTCTTGGGCTGATGTGCCTATTGACTATATAGATTGGTTGATTTCTAAAGGTTCTGTTGATTGGCAGAAAGAAGAAGCACAGCAAGAAAAAGATAGAAGAAATCCAAGTGAGCCAAAAAGAAAAGCAGGTGGTATGAGTGAAGCAGCATTAATGGAAGAAGAAAAACTAGAAGAAATACCTTTTTAGGAGGAATGATGACAGATAAAGTAAAAAATGCAAGAGTAATAGCAATACATTCAAAAATACACCATGATTTAAAAGTATATGCAGCAGTTCATGGTTTAAGCATAGCTGAAGTTGCAGAGTATGCTATTGTTAATTACATTAAAAAGGAGAAACAAAATGGCTAATTGTAATGATGTTATTGAAAAAAGAATAAGTGAATCTAATGGTTCAATTATTAGTGCTAAAGAGTACTATAATAATAAAGGAGAATATGTAGATGATTTTGCTTGGGTGGATAGACAGGAGTTTATGACACACCAAGAAAGGCAGAGGATTCCCTTTGAAATCATGAAAATGCCTGATTTAATGGTAGTTTGCAAAGAAAAGGGTTCAAGGTTAGTTGAAGTAAAATCAGGTTGTGATGACCATGTAAAATTAAAATTTGAAGATATAGATGGTTATAGATACTGGAATAAAATATGTGATGTTTATTTTCATATAGGAAACAAGCCATATATCATATCTTTTAATAAAATGCACCAGCTATACTTAAATAATAAGGATACATATAAGCATGATTTTATGCCTGATAATATGAAAGCATACTTTGAGTTACCTTATAAGGATATTAAATGAAAAATCTGCCAAAAAAGAAATATCCTGAAAGAACACATTGTATAGATTGCAATGATGAGTTTAATAAGGAAAATTCTTATAAAACACAAGGCAGAATAGATAGCAGATGTATTAAGTGTAGAAGAAAGTATATTAACAAGGTAAATAAAAAAAGATATAAAGCATTAAAGGAAAGTAAGTGGTTTTGATATGAAATTACAATATTATAGATGCTCAAAATGTAGTAAATTAGGTACAAACAAAAGACATCATAGAAGGGAGAAAAAAGATGGCAAAAAGGTTCATAGATAGTGGTATATTTGATAGTGCAGATTTTAGGCACTTAAAGTGTGAGTATAAGTTGTTTTGGTTTTATTTGTTAACTAAAGTTAATCATGCAGGTATATGGATTAACCCTGATTTTGAATTAGCAGAATTTCAACTAGGTGGAGTAAAGCTGGACAAAAATAAGATTATGGATATATATAAAGATGATATTGAAGTAATTAATGGAAAGCATATATATTTAAAGAAATATGTAGATTTCCAATATGGAAAGCTAAACCCTAAAGTAAAAGCACATTTAAGTGTAATAAAAATATTAGAAAAGTATAATATAAGAGTTAGCAAAGAGTTAGGTAAGAGTTCTGAAACTCTTAAAGATATATATAAAGATAAAATTAAAGATATAGATACTAGGGAAAATGAATTTTATGCACAAGTACTAAAAGTAGCAGATACTAAATATAATAAAGAGTTATTAGATGATTTTTGTAATTACTGGACTGAAAAGAATATAGGTGGCTCTAAAATGAGATATGAAAAGCAAAATACATTTGATATAAGTAGAAGATTAGCAAGATGGCTTAAGATGTCTAAAGATTGGAATAAAGACACAAAAACAAATGAAGATGGCTATAATATAAATGATTTTAAATTTGATACTACTGGTAATGCTAGATTAGGGTATTGTAAAAAATGCACTTTAGTAGATTTTTATGATAAATGGAATATATTAAAAGAATATTCAAAGTGTTGTAATGATAAATTGTTACCAACTAAAAATGGGTAGGGTGTTTTTCATAAGCCCACACTACTTATGTTTCTCCCACATCCTACCCATAATATTATGAAGATAAGATTTGTAATAAAAGGAGAACCAATAGCACAAAAAAGGCATAGGCATCACAGATTTGGTGTTTATGACCCTTCATCCAAAGACAAAACATACATATCAACAGTTATTCACTCCCACATCCCACAAGTCAAGTTGAAGGGTGCTATTGTTCTCCACATAGATTTTTATTGTAAAAGACCTAAATACCACTTTGGTACTGGAAAGAATAAAGATAAAATTAAAAAGAAATATCAAAACATATACAAACTAACAAAACCTGATATAGATAATTATATTAAGTTCTACATGGATTGCTTCAATGATAAAATATGGGAAGATGATTCACAGGTTATTAATATTAGTTCAAGTAAAAGATATAGTAATTCAGAGCCTAAAACAGAAGTACACATATACCAATTAAATTAGGGTAAAGTATGATTGATTTAATATTAGATGATTGTATGAATGTTATGAAAAAGTATGATGATAATCATTTTGATTTGGCTATTGTAGACCCACCTTATGGATTAAAGAGATTTAACAATTTAAATGGTAGTTGTAGTAAATTTGCTACAAAAAAACTACAAAAATGGAACAAAAAACCAACATCACAATATTTTGATGAATTATTTAGGGTAAGTAAAAAACAAATTATATGGGGTGCAAATAATTTTGATTTACCAACATCAGAATATTTTATTGTGTGGAAGAAAAGTAACAAATTAAATTTTAGTTTTGCTATGGTGGAACAGGCTTGGACTAACATCAGAAAACCTGCTAAAATATTTACACATTATGAAGAAGCAGATAGAAAACATAGAATACACCCAACTCAAAAACCTGTAAAGCTATATAAATGGATATTACAAAACTATGCTGAAAAAGGACAGAAGATATTAGATACTCATTTAGGTTCAGGTTCAATAGCAGTTGCTTGTTATTATGCAGGTGTAGATTTAGTAGGCATTGAAATAGATGAAAAATATTACAATAAGGCTAAAGAAAGAATAGATAAACTAACTTTACAGAATACATTATTTTAAATTAGTTATTTTTTATTTCACAAAATATTCTATATTATGTTGTGGAAAAGAACACTAAAAAGACACAAAAGAAACAAAAAATTAATAAAAAAGAAATATTTTTAAAGTGTTTCCAACAAAAGTTGTGCCACATATCTAAAGCATGTGATGCAGCTAACATTTCAAGAAAGACTTATTATAGATGGATTGAAGATGATGAGTTTAAAGACCAAGTAGAAGCAGCTAAAGAAGGTTTGATAGACCATGTAGAGCATCAGTTGCTACAAAAGATAGATAGTGGTGATACTACTGCTATTATATTTTTCTTAAAAACAAGAGCAAAAGAAAGAGGATATGTTGAGAAGCAAGAGATAACATTAAGTAAACCTATTGAGGATATAACCTTTGATGAAATCTAATGTAATGACATTAAAGAAAGAGAATTACTTTCCTAGCCAATGGGAATTTCTAACTAATAAAAAGAAGATTAGCTGTTATACTGGTGGCTTTGGTTCAGGAAAAACTCATAGCCTACTAGCAAAGGTTTTTTATTGCCTTATTACAAAGAAGAATAAAGATGGTAAATCAAATGGGTTGATATTATATCCTACTTATTCATTAGCAGAAGAAGTATTTGTAGAACCATTTAGAGAAATACTAGAAAGAAATGGAATTGATTATGATTACAATATAGCTAATCACAGATTTAAAACTGCTTATGGAAACATTAAGATATATCAAACAAGGCATCCTCAAAGAATTGTAGGTAGTTCATATACTTATGTAGGTATTGATGAACTTGATATTGAATCATATAAGTATGCAGAGATGGCTGTACAAAAAGCATTAGGTAGGTTAAGAGGTTGTGAAGATGCTGAACTATTTATAACAACTACTCCTGAAGGCTTTGGCTATACATATCATTTTATGGTAGAACAATCTTCAGATAATAAATTATTGGTATATGGTAAAACTACTGATAATCCTTATCTGCCTAAATCATATATAGAATCATTAAAAGAGAATTATGATGAGCAATTATTAAAAGCCTACATTGATGGCAGATTTGTAAATTTAAATCAAAAAGGAACTTATTATGGATTTGACAGAACTAATGCAGTCAGAGAATGCAAATACAACAGAAGCCTACCAATCAGAATTGGAATGGACTGGAATGTTGACCCTTTATGTGCAGCCATATTTCAAATCTACCCAAACAAGCAAATTAAAGTTATTAAAGAATTGGCATTATCCCATCAAGGTACAGGTGATTTAATGACACAAAGGATGTGTGATACTATAAGGGATTTATATCCTAATAATAAATATATTGCTTATCCTGATGCAACAGGTGCTGCTAGGCATAGTTCAGCACAATATTCAGATATAGATATAGTAAGAGCAAATGGGTTTCAAGTATTAGTTAAGCATATTAATCCAAGAGTAGTTAATAGGGTTAATGCTATGAATAACCAACTATCAAAGAACAATATAATTATAGACCCAAGTTGTAGATTACTAATAAAAGATTTAGAGCAAGTGTGTAATAAAGAGGGTACAAGAGATATAGACAAATCAAATAAAGAACTATCACACATGAGTGATGCTTTAGGGTATGGGATAGAATGGGAATATCCAACTAAAAGACCTAACAGAATAGGAGTAACAGACAGATGATACCAAATTTAGGAGAACTTGCTGTTTTAATGTCAAGATGGGATGCTAATCAGCAAAGAAAAAACAAATGGAAGCAAACAAGATATGAAGCACTTGATTACTATAATGGCAAAACAAAAGAATATGTACAGGATTATTTTAGTTCATCAATGCTTGACAAGATAGTAACAGGCAATGTTAATATAACTAAAAGAATTATAGATAGAATTAGTTTAGTATATATGGTTTCTCCTAAAAGATTATACACTAAAGATGATATACATTTATCCTTCCATGAAAAAGATATGAAGCTACAAAGATTAGAAAGAATGACTAACCTAATTGATGGTGTTTTATTTAAACCTTGTTACAGATACAATGATAACAATGAAGGCTTTATTGAATATGATATTATATTTGATTATGAGCCTATATTTCATGGTGATGACCCTATGAAGCCTGATGCTTATGTTTATCCTATTAACATGAAATCATCAGTAATGACAGATGATGTAGAAAGATTTGCATATTGGGATAAAGACAATCACTTTATATTTGATAGAAATAGCAAGATATACTCTAATGAAGATAATCCTGAAATGGTTAATCCTTATGGTGTAATACCATTAATAGAATCATACAGGGATGGTAAACCTGAATACAGTTACATGGACACAGATGCTAGTATAGATTTAATACAAACTAATCTATCTATTAATGTAGCAGAAACAAATAAAAATGCTAATGTAATGTTTCAATCATTTGGGTATATGTATGTTAATGGAGCAGGAGTAGATAAAGATGTAATGGAAGTAGGACAGGATAAG